TTATCATCTAATCCTTCACCAACTTCAATTGGCATAGATTTTGGCGCTTGTTCTGAATCTTTTTCGAATTCTTTTCCTTGAGGAGAAGAAGACCATCCAGGATAACCCTGATTGGTTATTGTGCCGCCTGTCGTAGGCATATCTTTTTGCGAAGTGGTGCTAGCTGGAAGACCCGTAGTAGGACTTAAACCAGCGACCTTTGATGGCTCACCATCGCCTAAAGTTTCAAGTGCTCTTTTATGTTTTGAGCTAGGTTTCATTGTTAGTACTGTCTCTGGATCGTAAGGGAAATCATTCCCGTGCATTAATCGTTGGAGCTAATTGAGCCCATTCATGCAATCCAGATTCTTTTACGAAATGTGCAAAAAGAAAAGCTGCTTCTTTTGGCTTTATGTCAAGATTAGTTTGAAAAACTTTTGCAACGTCTAAAGGACTCATGATTTTAACTAAATCAATAAGTTTCTTATTTTTGCTTAAATCATGAGCATATTTCATTACTTTGTGTAAATCGTTTGACATTTAGAGTTCCTCATCGACGCCCATTTCTTCTTTGATAAATAAAACAACTTTATCGAAGTCTTGACGAGGATCAAAATGTATTTCAAAAATACCACCATCTTCATGATCTATTTTTGATACATGAAAATATTCACTTATAGTAGAGACAAAATCTTGAATCTTATTTGGCAACTCTTCATGAGCTTGCGGAGTAAATAAGATTCTCTTTTCATCTGGAAAAAAAGAAATACTGAAGTTTGTATGAGGTAGCGACAATACTCTGCCATTGTCCATTCCTGGCAATGGGGCATCATCAAAATCCTCTAACGCTTCCATGAAAATTTGTTTTAGTTTCATTATTGTTCTTTCTTTATAAGATAAGGTCTATTTTTAAAATCATATACCACTTTTCCGTTATTGAACCATTTCAATTTTACAGGATTTTCTACGCTCACCAAGTCTAAGGTAAGAATTCCACCACCTGGTTTTATTTCGATATCAGCCGCTTTAATAGTCTGGCCTGTTAAGCTCTTAGTAAGAAGCATTTGTTCTTCAGTTCTAAACTTAGGTAAAGCAGTTACGTTTGAGGTTTGCTCTTCACCGGACGTTTCCATACTTGCGGTTACAGGACTGCTTTCTTCAGGCGCTTCACCTTCCGCTTCTTTTAGAAGTGGTCTACCTCTATGATCTCTGTGAGACATAAGACCGGCTTCATTTGAGATAGAAGTTAGAATGCCCAAGATATTACCAACTAATCTTTTTTGATTTGCATCAAGAGGAGCAGCATTAATTCCTGACTCAAGCGCTCTCCTGAATTGCACTAAATCTTGACTTTTATCTTTAACAATCTGCGATAAAGTATTTACTGCTGTATCGTAAGTTAGCATCATGCCAGTTGATAACTGTGCTAATTTCGTTTGTATATCAAGTTGAGCAAATTGCTGAATATTAGCTTGCTTTGCTTGAACTGTGTTTTGTGGTTGTTGTTGCGGCTGTGCTGCGCCAAGTGCTGCTGCGGCAGGGGCTTGTCCGCCTACTGGAGCCTCTAGGATGAATTTTGTCTTAGAGGTTTTAACTTCTAGAACATTATATCTCTTTCCTTCCTTAGTGACCTTCCAGGAGGTTTTTCCAAGACCCATCAATTCTGTTTTAATAATAACAGACTTAGCTTTTGGATGTTGAAGGAAATATTCATTTATCTTTCTAATCAACAGATCTTTTTCTATAACTTTGTTTGCTTCCATTTTCTCGTTCCTTATAAAAGCCCTAATTGTCTTAATTGATCTTCAGAAACAAACTCTGGGTTTTCTACGGCGGTTGAACCTCCAGAAGGTGGAAGTTTATTTACATCAACACTTTCATAGATCCCTTTCCATTCATCTTCAGAAATGCCCATTTTCTTAATTAAGTTCTCTTTCAGTTCTCTTCTGGCCGGTTGTGGTCTTGGCTGAGAAACCTCTTGTTGTCTTTCAGTATAACGAGGAGTTTCAGCAATCATGTCTTGAGATTGTTTTCTAACAACTCCCTCAACGATACTTTCTAATTTCATCTCAACAAAGATCTCTACTAAAGATTCTCGAACTATTTCTTTGATTAAATGCTTTAATTCTTTCTTGTTCATTATAATTATCCTTTATGGATGTCTTTCTTGAATATTTGCTGAACTTGCCATATTCTTGCAAGCTCCATTGCTAGTTCCTTTGCGATCTACTATCGCTGGATAAACGTCTCCATCACCCATACGATACCAATGAATTAAATTAGCTGATTTTGGATGCGTCAAAGGATGAACTGGTTTTCCATTATTATATAGTCGTGTCCAATCAGTTTGAGTAAATCCGAGCGTTCCAAAACGTAACTTCATCAATATTTCCAGTAAATGGTCTTACTGTAGCTGAAAGCGCAGAGCCGCCTATTAATACGGGAACCCCTGGAGCTGTTCCACTATGAGTGCCAGTTAAATATACATCAGACCCAACTTGCACACCATCAACCCATAAACTTCCTGTAGTATTTGTTGCGCTCCATCCACATAAATGCCAAGCATTATTTGTGATCGGGCTTCCTCCTGCTGTAAAGCCTGTTGCACTACCCCAGTAACCATAAAGCTGGCTACCATCGTTGATGCCGCATTAAAAAACCAAAGTTTGGAACGCCCGGTTGACATTTTGATATAATTGCTGGAAATGAAGAAGAAACAGCTCCAACAGGCATATAAATCCAAGCAGCAAACGACAGATCTGTCGTTTTAAGATTTACTATTAAGTCTGCTGGTTCTTGTAAGTCAACGTAGTCATTAGTGCCGTCAAAATTAACACTAAACGTATTACTAAAAGATGAATTAAGTGTAAGTAGTTTATGATGTATCATTGATAATTTTGATTGAAGTTAACGTAAAGACTAGCTCCATCATACCACGCTGTTAAAATATCTTCGCTGCCACTTACAGTAGAAATTACTAAAGCTGAACCTGAGCTTGGAAGTTTTGGTCTTGGTGAAAATGTAAAGTTTCTAGCAACTGGGCCTTGGACTACTTTAAATAAGTAACTTGCTCCAGGTTGAAGATTTGAAAGAGTTCCAGTTACATCATTTGATGCCCCAGATAAGAAGATAACAAATGAATTTGCATTATTACAGTTTATTCCAACTGCTGCCAATCCAGTTGCAAAAGTCGTAGAAAGAGGAGTCCAAATTTGACCATTGACTTTTAAATTACCGGAAACAGCAACGCCAGCAACACCAGACAAAATAAAGTTGCCAGCTGTATTTGTAGCCTGCCCTTGAACGTCAATCTGTTGCGGAGAAGGAACTAATACGGAACCAGTCAACAATGCCGAAGAACTGGAGCCTGATGCAGTTAAGCTATATTCATTTCCTGCGTCATCTTTGTAGTAAATTAACCCATCTGACGACTTAACGTAAATAATTCCTTTATTTGAAACAGCAAATGGAACACTTGAAGTTTCATTTAAAAAAAGAGACGTATACGAAGAATACGCAATGTTTACGCTAGGATAAAAATAACCACCAGATAACGGCATAAAATCTCCTTAAATAGATCCCGTAGAGATCCTAACCCAACCAGTCGGTCCATAAACTACAGGACACTTTACATCGTTGAGCCAATAAACAGCACCAGACATATCAGTGCTTCCTGGAGGTAAATTACCTTGAGCTGCCAGTTTAGTTAATTTATATCCTAAAAGTGGTTTCTCTACTCCTGACGGATAAAAATAACCACTCGCTGATAATTGTGCCATTTTATTTACCTTTCAAAATTTCATTAACAATACGATTAACTCTGTCAACTTTTGGTATAACTTTTCTAACTTCGTCAACAGAAATTTGTTTTGATTCATGCAACCAAGCATTATGTGTTGAAGGTTCAGACACTAAGTCAAAAGCTACAAGCATAAAAGATTCATCAACAACGTCAAATCCGGTCTTTATTCTTTTTCGTATCACCAACACCGCGTGATGAAATACCAATCTTAACTCCAGCTTCCATTAAGGTCTGAGCTAATTTTCCATTTGGAGTGTTTAATATTTCTACAGCGCCGCCAAACTTCATCATTATTCCACCACACTTCTCTGATAATATGAGACACACGCTCAAGCGAAACAATAGAACTATCCGGGTGATCTAGCTCGCCAGTGGCTCTGCCCTCGGCAATAGCTTTCTTGTAGTTATTCACCTCTCTTTCAAGGATCTGTCCCGGATAGATTCTATGGTTTTGATTTGGTGCGTCTTTTCTTTGAAGAATAGTCTTTAGAACGATAGGTAATTTCTTATCTATCGACTCTTTTACCAAATTTCTATCATAAGATAAGTCTGTATATTCGCGAAGTATTAGTGCCATTTAATTTTTAACCTCAATTATTTAATGAAGAATTCCTTAAGATCCAATTCATCAGCCCAATTAATTTCTTTGGCCAATTCAGCATCTTTAAAGTGCATTTCTTTTGGAAGTTTCTTCGTATTTAGGTCCACTACTTTGCCAAATTCTTCCTTGACAATTTCAAGAACCTTTTTAGCTTCCAATTTTACGGTCTCAAGATTTTCCAAAGGCATTTCTGCCTTGCCAATCTCACCATTTACAATCGCTTCTGCTATAACTTTGTAATTACTCGTTTTCATTTTACTATTCTCCAAGTTCATTTTTTTCTTTATATCTATATGTTTGGCTTGTCCTGCGTGAGACCAGTCATCATCTTTATGTTTTTTCATTAAATGCTTTTGCAAATCCATTTGTAATTTGAATTTTTGATTACAAAGTCTGCATTTTTTAATTCCCATTCCACCATTTGGTTCATCAAATAAGTCCACATTTTTTCCTCTTATTTACCACGATATTTAGTCTTCAAAAGAAATCTAACAAAAGATAACTTCAGTGGATCTAGCTTTTTCAAAACTTCGCTACAATGAATTAAAAGTTCTTGAAGATACTCATCGCGCTCTTCAATGAGCTTAGAAACATCTTCAATTTTATCTAATTCGTCTTCCTGAACAAACATCAAGAAAGCTTTTAGTTTTCTAATTTCTTCACTTGGACTTGCATCTAAAGAGGCTTCAAGTTCTTCAGGAATAATTAAAAGAGGCTTTCCGTTTTCAATTTTTATAAATAAAGGCAAATCTTCTAGCTCTTCAGATGATATCGTTATGTCCATAATTAAATTACCATCTTCGTCTTGATCTACTTCACCTTTCTCGACAGAAAAATCATCTGTTTGCAATACTCTTCTGGTCGCTAGAAATGCTTTCCCTAAGGCTTCAACTTCAGCTTTCGCCGTTTTATGCAATATAGAACTCAATCTAGCGTCTGAAAGAAGAGCTTCTTTTGAAACTTGTTGTAATATCTGATCCCACACTACACTAGACTTAGAAACTGGATCTTGATCAAATACGTAAGAAAGGGCGCTGCCTTCCTGTAAGACTCTTCTAACGCTTTCTTTAAACATATGCAGTAAGTGTTCTTTTTTTGCTTTTGGAGCAGTTTTTGCTTTTGGAGCCACATGCGGTTTTGGAGCAGTGTGAGCTTTTTGAGCTTTTTTTGCTTTGCCGCTGGCTTTCTTTGATTTATTTGCACTTTTTGACGCAGCTCTTAATTGCTTTTGTTTATTCCAAGCAGCTTCGCGATCTTTAAAGACACCCTTTTGTGTTTTTGTTTTATCATCAAAAACAACCCAAGAGTCTCCTCTTTTCTTAACAACTTCTGTAATGTTTTTCCCGTTTAACTCGCAAAAAGTTACGAGATCTTCAAAGGTCTCATCATTTTTCATTAAGATAACACCTCATCTGCGAGTCTAATATACTGTAAAAATTCCAATATCACTTTTTCATCACCAAGTGATTCAGAAACAATCTTATTTTTGTATTTTTCAACACATTCAGATATTCTCTTTGTCAATTCTTTATCTTCTCTTAGCTTAGTATCTTTAATGTTCGTAAGAGCAGTCAAGATTCTTGTGTTTTCTTTATTAGCGTAATCAACAAATGCATTTTTGTCTTCAGAGATCATAGATGCGGCATATTGAATCAAAAATTTCTTTTGATTTTCAGTTAAGCTCGAAGCATATTTTTGATGAAACTTATTAATAAGAATCTTATATACAGCATTCGAATGATTTGGATCAATTTTGACTTCAACTACAGGCTTATTTACTCTTTCCATCAGTCTCGTGACCAATGAATCTTGAAAAGTAACCTTTTGAATCTCGTTAAGTCTCTTTTGTTTGTTTCTGCTTTCGTTAAATAAAGCTTGTAGTGAAGAAAAATTCATATAATTTGAAACTTTATAGTCGTAGATCTTTTCACCTAAGCCATAATTGATTTCTCTTATTAGTTTACTTTTTTCTTCATCAAGCATTCTGCCGTTCATCAACGACGCATATTTGCAAGCATATTCAATAATTTTACTCATGGATTCTCTGGATTTGACCTTCGAATCTACGACAGATTGAAACAATTTAAGCTCATTTCTCAAAGGAGAGCCTTCAGTAAAGAACTTTTTACATATTTCTAGAGCCTTATTGGCTTGTTCTTTTTTGTCTTCTATGATAGATTTTGATATATGATGCATCAAAAACTCATATAAAAGAGCTGAATTACGTTTTTTATTGGTCCTAAAGTTGGGTTTTTGTTCTTTTTTCATAAAAATATATAAAAGACTCTCCTAGACAATATAAATATCAAAAACTAAAGCTTAAAGTATTTTTTTACTTTTTGTGTTGTATTCTGGTATGGTCTCCAGATCTTCCGCAAATTTTTTCAGTTGTAATATCTTCTTGTCGTACATTTTTTCTTCTGTGCCTTCATTTGCGAAGGGCGTTCTTATTGTTCTCATTAACTCGCTATAGCTCCTGTCTGGATCCATTGCGGTCTTTTTAGTGTTAAATGCATATTTACTTAAATCTGGTGTTTTAGTTTGGCTATGATTATTTGAATGATTTGGATTAATCATGCTATTTGGAGCAGCAACTTGCTTAAAGGGATCTCTAGCGTCTGTATCTAGTGCTGGTCCTCCGCCTTCGCCTGGTGGTGGTGGAAGTCCTGGTGGAGGAGGTGGAGGCAATCCACCGCCCATAGGCATTCCGCCTGCTCCTGGTGCTCCTACCGCTCCTGCTGCTGCCATAGGATCTGCTGGACCTTGGACTTGTTCTTCACCTGCGGCTTCCATTGAGGGTAACTGAATCGTTTGAAGGGCCAAGTTAGCCAGTTGATCTTTTCTCTTACCTTCTTCAATGCCTTCGATTTCTTCATCATTAAGTTTAAATAAGTTCTTATAGACAAAGTGACTATCAAACTTACCTTCTTGAGCCATAGAAGCTACTTCAAATTTAGTTCTCCATAGTTCTAGGTTTTGAAGTTCTGCAATAGTAGAAGGCGATGCCATTCTAATCTTAAAGTTAAGTAAGTCTTCACCTCTGTATCCCAAAGAATACAGATGTATAATTGCCAGCTTATTAAGCTCCTGGATGAATACTCTTTGAATTTTATGAATTGTTCTTGCAAAACGAACGTCCATCTGTGAAAGTGTTGATTTACTACCAAGATCGCCTTCATATCCAAGATACGCCTTAGGAACCTTAAGTGCAGCAAATAATTTACTTTGAATGTACTGTAAGTCTTCTATGTCGCCAGTGAACTGACCACCAGGAAGTGTTTCGATTCTTGTACCGTCACCTTCGCCTCTAGTAGGAACGAAATAATCCTCAAGGGTATTCATTGGATTCATTCTCAAATCTATTCTACCAGAGCCATCAACTACTTGATTTCTCTTAAGTTGAGTTTTTGCCTTTTCCATGAACGCTGGAACGTCTTGTGGTGGAACGTTACCGATACCAATATAGAATACTCTTCTCTCAGGAGAACGAACCATACGATAAACCATGACCGCATCTTCCATAAGAATTAGCTGTCTCCAGACTCTTCTAGCGGGCTCTATGATTGAGGAGCCATACGGGAAGAACTGATCGTTACCAGGCATTCTAAAATGAAGGATAAACGCTTTCTCGATGCTTCTATTGCCCTGGGTGATCCAGCGGAATCTATGTTGAAGAGGATTTTCTTTATCGTAGCCGTGTTCAATTTCAATTTCATTAACTGGAAGTGGTACAACACCCAAAACACCATAATCGGGGTGATGGTCGATCATCAAAAACTGATCTCCATACTTACAAAGATTTCTAATCCATGTCGAGGAGTCAAATTCAATATTAAGAACATCAACAAACAGCTCAGTAAGGGCTGATTTGATTTGTGAATTTTCAGAATCTATCTTTACTACATTGCCATGTTCATCTTTAGCGCAAGTTTCTTCAGCATATAAATCGAGAGCAGCAGCAATGATTGCCTCTGACTCCATCTCTTGATATCCAGAATAACGAGCAAGACGATTATATTGGCCATACGAAGACATCATGTTTGAGTACATGGTATTCGTATCTTTCATGAATGCGCGAGCAGTACCGATAGGAGTTGAACGATCTCCAGGGGCAGCTACCTTAGCTGCTATTCTTTGCTTAAATACTGGACCTCCGTTTAAAGAGGTTCGTTAAATCTCGATAGTAACGAACTAGGTCAAATTTATCATCATTCTCTGCCATATATCATCCTTTATCAATCAACCATGCGATTGATTCAACTTCACCTGAAGCTAATTTAATTTCTTGAGTATCGGCCATATGTTCTGCAACTATATGACGTTCATACATATTAGCTCTATTATTGATATTAAATACAGGAAAATCTTTAGTATTTGTCGATTGCGTACTTATTCCGCTGATCATAGCCCTGGTCATTTCATCACTTCTATAAGAAGACAAGAACGATTCTTCTCTCACCCAAAGAGCGCCGGCAAGAGCCATAATCAAGTCATCGTTCTTTCCTCTGATGGCTTCAGGTCTATTTGAGTCAGTTACAACGAACGTTCTAGCTTCTGATGCGAATCTTTCGCTTCTTAATTTAATATCACCTAGTCTTATGTATTGCTCTAGCTTCGCTAGCATCTGCAATCTATTGGCGCTAGTTACAGCGTAACCTGGAGCATAGTCGTTTCTGCCCATGGCATAATACGGATCAACGCTAGTTGCTTCTTTGGCTTGTAATTTTCTCTTTCTTGAATAATATAAATGAGGAAAGCCTGCTTCTTCCATTTTCAATATTGTTTGTCCAGACCAACCAGAGTTATTTTCTGGTGCTACTACAGCATTATTATAGTACTTGGAAATAGCCATAAGTAACAGACCAAGAAGATCTGGCTTTATCTTACCTTTGTATTCGCAAACTTGTTCAAGCGGATGAACGTCAATTCTTAAGACATGGAAAGCTGAATAGTCTGCTGCATCACCACGGGAAACGTCACATGCCATTAGATATGTGCCATTTTTTGCAGGCGTGTCCCATATCCAAACA